TAATGAACTGTTTGTAGATATGTTCGCAGATAAGCTAATTGAATACGAAAGGTCAAAAAGATAGTTTGTTTTTTAGTTTTGGTTTAAACCTGCCCTTTTTAGGGTGGGTTTTTTTATGCCCGAAACCCAATAGAATCAATAGTTATTAAAATTATTATATATATAATATAAATTAATTTAAAAAAAACTTTAAAATTTATTTGGTGGTATGGAATATTCGTTTTATCTTTGATTTATCAAATAACAATTAAAACTAAAAACAAATGAAACCATCTGAATTAAAATTGCTCGAAAGTGTATATAACTTTATGGGCGCAAATGAAACCTTGCTTCAAAAAGAATTTAGTAAAATTCCTGAAGTTGAAAAGAACTTTAGCTATCCACAATTTTGTTTAACAATTTATTCAAACCTAAATGAAAACAGTACAACCACCAAATCCGCCAAGTGATTTTAACAACTGGATTAATTACATTTATTCATTAATAAAACAAAACTATGACACACCAAGAAATTAAAGACGCAATCCTAATCTCAATCCTTATTATTGGCGCATTATTAGCCGACAACCTTTTAAACTTTTAATTATGAAATTTAAAATCGAATCAACAGAAGAAATAGAAATCAACCTACCATTATATTTTAAATTAAATAATGGTGTTATTCAGGATTCTTACTTTGCTATTTTAAAAGATGATTTATGTATATCTAATTGGGGTGGCAGAGATATATTAATTGGTAGATTCCCTGAGCATATAGCTAAATTAACACTTGATAAAGATTACCAAGAAATATCTAAAGAAGAATTTAAAACTAAATTAACCCAAACTTGTAACTATTTAATCAATCTAATATGAGTAATTATATTTAAAGTAAAGTCAGCTTCTCCCATACATTTATTGTCCTTGCAATAATCATTATCAATTATTACTTCAATGGTTTTACCATTTAATTTAAACTTTTCAGGTATTAATATTGAGCCGTTCATCCTTTATAAATTATTCCGTTATAATAACATTCTCCATTTAAAATTAAAGTAGGTTGTGCAAAGAATCCTGTCTTTGTAAATACAACTTCTATAAATCCCTGCTGCCAGTCTGCAGTCTTTCCAGTAGGGAAAAACTCTACTTCTTTTGTCAGCCGAGTACATCCTGATTCAAGCCATACATACGGATTCTTTCTGTTAGTTAAATACTTAGAATTTAATCGGTGTGTATGACCAGTGCTTCCACTACCCATATATTCAAATATGTTTTTTTCTGCTGCGCTTTTGTTGAGGCTTAATCCGTGCGTAATGTCGAAAATATTAAATAAATTGTACACATCGCTTTCGTCATATATAAATCCATCGCTTTCCTTAAGATTTAACATTTCATTGTACTTAGTACTATTATAATTCTTGTAAAGTACTGCTAATCTTGCAAGTTGTTTATCTCCTAGATTGTAAGGATTAGTTATTCTTTCATCGTGGTTGCCTAATCTAACCCTAATCTTAGCATCTGTACTTAATCGTAAAGGCTTGAGTATCTGCTCTTTAGTGTATTCTATCTCTCCGACTTCGGTATATCCTTTTAATATACCCTCTTGGTAAAGTTTCTGACTATGCTTTGATATGTAAGGCATATCGGTTACATCGCCGTTTATTATAACCTCATCAAATTTATTATGCTGCAGTACTTGGTTGATACATCGCAAAGCAGTCAAGTCTGCTAACCATCCGTGACAGTCTGAAAATATTAATACCTTGTAAAGTTGTTTATCGAATAACTGTTTTTGCTGCCACCATTCCGTTTGTGTTTTGTTGAATCTTGGACGCATAAGTTTTATTTAGTGAAATATAGTTTTGATTCGGTTGCCCTTCTTATTGATAAACCTTTAAGCACTTTGCCACCTGCTTTATCCCATCGCTTAAATTCTGCTTCAATAGTCTTATCATTAGGATTAGCTTTTACCTTTCTAAATAAAGTACTACCACTTAGTGCTGCATTACCGCAGTTATACTGGAACAATAACAACGCATCGAACTGGTTTTGTGTTACTATTGTTTTATTTAATTCTTTATTTAGAAACTTTGCTTTCTTATCTACCTCGTTTTTTAATAACAAATCTGCATCAGCTTGGGTTATTTTAGTTCCCATTTGAAACGGATTGCCTTTGCTATCTAAGATACTTCCATATCCAATAGTGACCACATTAGCCGGACATCGATAAGCCTCTAATTTACACCCCTCAAATAACTTTAGCAACCTAAAAAACTCATCTGATGGATTCATATATCTAGTATTTTTATAAACCTAATTAAGTACGGAATTGAGAAACCAATTAATAAAGCAATTAGCCAATAAATAACTTTATTCTTTCTGCCTACCTTACCAGTTAAATCCTCATTTGACTTCTGAACTGATGTAGTAACTTTTAAAAGCGAATCTAAACTTGCATTTAATATTGTTAATTTTGCCGTTGATTCTACCGTCTTAGTAATTGTCTTGTACGGTAATTTAACGTACAATTTCTTTGTTAAAATTATAGTATCTTTTATAGTTACACTTGTATCAAAGTGAGGGTAAATTACATCAATTGTTGTATCAAAGTGAGTGATGATTGTATCAACTTTAATAACATTACAAGGGAATGAATCTAAGGCGATTCTAGCAACTATTTTTGGATAGCTGCTCAATGCCTTGTTAACTTGTTTTACCGCCTTGTTTTGGGTGTAGCAGCCTCCTAATAAGAAAGCTGCTACTATTACCTTATAAACCTTTAACATCGTGGTCTTTTGAATATAGACCTAACAATACAACTCCAATAGCAGCAACTAATTGTAAACCGCTTTTGTTGGTAAAAGTTCCTGCATTATATGCTTGAATCAAAGCATCTAAAATAAAAGGAGTACCGGCTAAAAGTCCGGCTAAACTTGTCTTAAAGTTTTTCATTTTTATCATTTTTTAAAAGTTTAAATAATGTATAAGCTATTGACAATACTAATAATGTAACTCGCAAATAAGTTTCGATGTTAGTCATTGATACCGAAAGCGCAAAGCCATTTAAAATATATATTTTATAGTCGTGCCAGTTCATAAATCTTGTTTTACAAATCTTGGGTATTGTGATAAGATTGTAGAATCTATCGGAGCATTACTAACACCCCATACCGCAACTACTGAAGCAGGAATATAGCAATTAAAATCAGCTAACTGGTTGTTGTTCTTACCTCTTAGAGTAACGTAGGTATTACACCCTTCTCCGTTACTTGATAGGTTGTTTGCAGTCCAAGATAATGACCAAGCAAATTCGCCTTGATAGTTGACAATTACTGGCTTAATTAAGATGCCACCTTTTTGGTAGTAGATAGTATCGTTTCCGATTATTGCAGTATCACTACTATTTCTAAACATTTGCGCTTTTGTTGACAATGAAGCCAACACTAAAACTGATAGGATTATTTTTTTCATATTTACTTTTTTATTTCTTTAGGTTTATCTGCTATTAACTCATATTTACTAAGTGCTTCTAAAACATAATTTGAAGCTGCTTTTGAATCTAATTGCTTTTGTATAATTGCAATTACGTTTTTAAAAGTTATAGTATCCATCTTAATAATTAAGGTATCAGATACTTGACTAAATGCTGCTGACATACTTAATGCCAATGCTAGGGTTGTGATTGTTTTTTTCATATTATTTGTTTTCTAATGTTTCAATTCTTTTAATTAATGCTTCATTCTTTACCGATAATTCTTGGATAGCTTTTGTTAAATAAGCAATTATTGACCTATCAGTTATTCCCCAAGGCGCATTCTTTTTTGGTGTATTTGCTGCTTCCTCTCCTATTGCTGAATTAACTTCTTGTGCATAAAATCCAAGTTGTCTAATTGTGGTATCTAAACCGCTTTTATCTTTCCAGTAAAAATATCTAGGCTTTAAATTCATTACACTTGGCAAAGCATCCTCAATAAACCCATCTGATATTTTGTAAGATGAATCTGAAACTGTAGATAATGTTCCACTTGATGCCGTAACTGTTCCTGTGCCTAGACTAATAAATGTAGCTGCTCCTGTAGAGGATATATTAAATAAATCTGCAACTCCTGTATTTTGTATATAAAACTTTCCGTCATCTGATGAAAATAATCTGTAGCTTTTACCACTTGCAGAAGTATTATTTGCAATAAAACTTGCAGCACTTCCTTTTGTAATAGTTACATCCCCACTAAACCTTCCTGTACCATTAACATCTAGTTTATATCCTGCATCTGTTGTAGTTCCTATTAATACATTGCCCCCACTTGTAATAGTTAGTCTATCAGCACCTGAAGTCTGTAATATTAAACTTCCAAAACTTGATGCGCCTTGATAACTACTACCAAAAATTGCATTGCCTCCTGATGTTGTAATTATTGCTACTTGTCTTGCCGTTGGTGTATTACCACTTACTGTAAAATTACCACCTGCAACTGTTAATAATTGTTCAGGACTTGTAGTTCCTATTCCTACATTGCCCCCACTTGTAATACGCATTTTTTCACTATCGTTTGTATCAAATATTAATGGATGTGCAGTACCTGTACCAACAATTAAAGTTGTGCCACCATTGTACATCCTACCAAAAGCAGTTCCTCCTCCACTTGATACTGCAACCGCTCCTGCTGTACTTCCTTTTACTTCAACAGTTGTAAATCCACTTATTGATAATGGACTTGCAGTTCCTATTCCTATATTGCCTGCACTTGTAATACGCAATCTTTCTGAGCCGTTATTTGTATAAAATATATGATTTAAACCACTAAAAGTATATTGATAAAAATCTCCACCTGTAGTTAACCCCTGTTGATATTTTTCAAATCCATCAGTACCAAACATTCTAATTAAACCATTATTTCCATAAGAGTTTGAATATGTTTTTATGTTACTATTATTTACTTGTATATCTCCTCCTGCAGTTACACTACTAGAGAATGTAGCTGCTCCTGTAGAGGCTGCAATAGTTAATCTTTTTACTTGATTAGTTCCAAATTCTAAATTAGTATTACCAACACTTGTTAATACTGAAGCATTTGCAGTTCCATTAGTTATAAGTGAACCTGCTGCCGTTCCCTCTACTCCAAAAATAGTATGTGCAGTAGTATTTAATAATTGCATATACTGATAACCTGTTGTTGCACTTACAGATTCAAAAACTATTTGATTATTTCCTGCAGTACTTATAAATTTAGTACCGCTACTTACACTACTTGAAAAACTTGCACTTGTCCCACCCAATGCACCTGTAAGTGTACCACCTGTTAATGGTAAATATCCACTTAATGATGAAGTAGTAGCATAGGTATTAGCTGCCCTTTGTCTGCTAAGAATAGATGCAGAAGCAGTATCAACTAATAATGTTCCTGATGTTGTAATTGTACCACCACTTAATCCTAAGCCAGTTGCTACACTTGTGACCGTTCCGTTTGTATTTGATTTGTTATTAAAAGTTGTCCAATCAGTAGATGACAAATATCCATTTACTGAACTGGTTGCAGCAGGAATAGAAATAGCAGGTGTAGTACCTCCGCTTGATACTATTGGAGAAGTTCCTGTAACACTTGTTACATAAGTTCCTGCAGCTTGATACTGAGGAATGTTTAAAGTATTAGAACTAAATGTTGCTGCACCACTTGTGCCTGTGGTAGTTAATGTGATTGTTGCTTGTTTAGTATTTATACGATTAGATAAAGAACTTGTATCAGCCTTTCTTAAGTAAGGACTTAACATAGAAGCAGTATCACTAATGTTTAATTTTAGATTTATTCGGTTACTTAAAGAAGTTGTATCACTACTAATTGCTTGTGTAGATAATACACCATTTAAATCTGCCACTACCATTCTAGTGCCTGTGCCTGATAGATTATATACTTGAACATTACCACCTGCTTTTAATTTTATTACTGGAGCAACATTTGATTCATTAAAAGCCAAATCATTGTTATCAGAAGAAAAATCCCATAACTTATTAGATGAAGATGTATTTTGAAATATTAATCCACCACTTGTATTTGTGGTATTCATTAAAATATTTCCATTGTAGCTTCCAACTTGTAAAGCACCGAATGAACCTGCCGTTGTATTTACACTTACCGCACTTCCGTTGTCTTTAATATTACTGTTACCGATCGTAGTTGCTGAAGTAAATTTAGGAACTGTGTTTGTAGTTCCGCTTAGTGCTGCTGCTTTGCTATTAAAAGTATTCCAATCTGTTGAAGTTAATGCACCGGTAGTAGATACAGAAGCAGTAGCCAAACTTAAAACTTGTGTAGATATACTTAAGCCATTAGCAGTTCCAATAGTTACCGCATTATGTCTTGCAGCAGTATTTGCAGCAACATCTGTATTAGCACTTACCCTTCCTTCAGTATAAAATAAATTACCATCTTCTGTTACTTGATTTGAATGTAGTTTTTGATGCTGCCATTTAGCCGGACTTCCGCCATATACCCAAGTATCATCTGCAGCAGGTGTTCCGCTTTGCATATCAAATCCGTGAATGCGATGCACAGTAGGATTTGGATAAGTTCCTTGTAAATCTCCACCTGCATTTCCTGATGGTGGTAAATTTGTTGGAATAGTTTGCAATGCTCCAGTACCATCAATTAATTGTGAAGAATTACCTGATCCTGTAACTGTCAAAGTTCCTGTGCTTGTAACAGGGCTATTAGTAACTGTAAAAGCAGATGGCATAGATAAGCCTACACTTGTAACTGCACTCTTTAAATAAGGACTTAGCATCGCTGCAGTATCACTATATTTAACTCGTAAATCAATTCTATTAGATAATGAACTTGTATCTGCTTTTCTAAGATAAGGACTAAGCATTGCTGCAGTATCGCTGATATTAAGTTTTAAATTTAATCTATTTGATATAGAAGTAGAATCAAAAGTAGGAATAGTCCAACTTCTGTTTGCACTTAAATCATAACCTACTCCATTAATTGTTAATGTAGTTGCTTTATCTGCCTTTAAATTAATTCTATTTGATAGGTTTACCGTATCTTCTACTAATGCTAAAGTTCCGTTTCTTACTGGTAAATTATATTCCCTTGTATTGTTTTGTTGAGCAATATTTGCATAATTAAATCTATTCGATTGAGTATTAGTAGTCTGACCTGACATCCAACTTGAATAAAATACTATACCAGTTTCTCCACCTGTAATTGCAGTATAACCACTTGTTGGTGGAATTGAAAAAGGACTATTTTTTATTTGTAATAAATAATCTGATTGTAATGTATTTGCATTTAATTTATATTGACCTAAATTAACATCTGCAGTTGCTCCTTGATAAGGCACATAAGCAGTTAATGTATCGCTATACTTAGGAATATTTAAAGTATCTCTTATTAATGTTGCTGCACCACTTTTAAAATTAGTAGTTAATTTAATTATATTTTGTTTTTCATCAATCCTTCTTGATAAACTTGCCGTATCTAGTTTGCGTAAATATGGCAAAAGCATTGCTGCAGTATCGGAATATTTAACTCTTAAATCTATTCTTCTTGATAGACTAGCCGTATCTAGTTTACGCAAATAAACACTAAGCATTTGTGCCGTGTCACTTACATTTAATTTGCCGTTAATTCTATTTGAAATATTGCTACTATCTAAGTTTGCTTTAATCCATTGAAAGCCACTAAAAACATAAAGTCCACTATCGGTTACATTATACCTTATTTGTCCGGCATCTCTACCGCCTGTAATATTTCTTAAAGAATTTATATTCAACGGAATAGTTAAAACACTATCAAATAGCATTCTTTTAACTGGTCCATATCCTGCCTGTGGCATAGCTTGATAAACCTGCGCTTTTAGTCCAAAAGATAAAAGTATTAATGTAATTATAATAATGGCACGTTGCATCCAGTAAATTCGTTTTGGGTTGAAATATTAATTGTTAACTCTACTCCTGCTAAATAATCTTCGTACTTATCCGATATTGCATTGAAAGAAACGTTGTCATCTATTGCGTAATTCTTTCTGCCTGTTCTAATTAAACTTAAAATATCAGAAGCAGTTTGTACTTGGTCGCTTATTACATCATCTTCAAATTCTGCCTCTTTACCGCTCTTATCTAAAAAGAAAAATTGAACATTATATATTTGTTCTCTGCCTATATTTAAACTGCCTGAATTAACAGAAAAACAAGCTATCGGATAAACTGGCTGCTCATCTCTTAGCAACCACTCTTTCGGTGTTGCGTGTTTTACTGTCTTTATCATTGCGTGGCTTTGAAGCAGACTTGTTATTGTTGTTATTAACTGGTTGTAAGTCATAAAATAAAACTCTTTGAATTAGTGCTTTTTTATAAGCCATAAATTTATCTTATTGTGAATGAAAATAATTCTCCTGCTTGTGTTACATCTCCAGTAGGTAACGTAATCACATTACCAACTATTTGTAAATACATAGGATTTGCAGTAGGTAAGTTTGTTATACCTTTAACCAATCAATCCTGGCTGGCGCTTTGTTCTGCACAAAATACACCGGGCCTTCTTTTATCCATTGTTTAAAATCAACAACATAATGTTCTACA